GCGTCTTGGGAGTCAGGCGTTCAGGGGGGCCTTGCGCTGTTAGAACCAGGATATTCCATAAGGAGTAATCGCGATTTCGATAAGAGATGGCGCTTAACTGATAGGCAGAAAGGAGAATATCATCTTCAGAGAGCTCTTCGCCTGCAAGGGTGCTCCATGTATGAAGCAGCCATTGAAGTTGAAAGGGGCCTTTGTGCCAAAGCCATGATTCAAAGAGAGTGGAAATAGTTTCACCCACGCACTGGCTTAAAAGTAATTCTTTACACCAGTAGAGGGTTTCCAAGCGATCGTTGCGTGTACTAGTATACTGCAGGGCGGCGTGAACCTCATCGAGTGCATAGAAATGTCGTGTAAGCGGCATGGATACTCTATCCGAATGGCACACATGATATCAATTTTATTCGATATAAAGACGATATCATATACTTAATCAAAGATGACTGCTCTTCGTGTGTATTATGGAACCATCGAGAAAAATATAGATATTACAGATAAGGTATTTCAAACTCTCCTTGTGGAAGAGTATCTCGTGTTTCCCGCGGATGACAATTTGCGTGCGGAACTGTTTTCAGATCCATGCTTTAAAGTGGTGAAACACATTATCATTTCGGGCCTATCCAACACATTGTATACCATTAATCATACGACAACCGCGATAATCGATACACGAAATAATCAAGTTATAGTTGATCGGGCATGGGCCCGCAAACTGATTACACGAACGATGTTACAGCCAAAGCAAAAAGTCCTGGCACTTCATTCTCTACTTTCCCTGGATTATGGATCCATGCGTGATGAATTTCCAGAGCAATGTATGGTAATGGAATTTCTGACAGGAAAAGAAACGGTTCTAGAAATCGGTGGAAACATTGGTCGAAATTCACTTATTATTTCTTCTATCTTGGAGAAAGACCGTTTGGTCGTACTCGAGTGTTCGACGGCAATTTCTGAGAAGTTGCAACATAATCGGTCAAAGAATAATATGCAGTTTCACATCGAAAATGCCGCCTTGTCTACGACAAAGCTGATTCAAAAGGGATGGCGAACGGTTGCATCCGAAACAATGCTCGATGGCTACACCGAAATTAAAAATATTTCCTTTGCGGAATTGGAGTCAAAATATAATCTGCAATTTGATACTCTGGTTCTGGATTGTGAGGGCTCCTTTCGTCCCATTCTCCGTGATTTTCCAGAGATTCTAACCAACATTCACACGATTGTTGTGGAGAATGATTATCTCACGCTTTGTGAAAAGGAAGAAGTGGACACCATTCTACAGGCAAATGGATTTCAGTGCATCTATGTGAAAGAAGGAGAGGAGGAGGCCAAGCAGCTCAAGATGGCATGTCTCTCTCATTTCTATGAAGTATGGAAGAAGCCCACCCAGATTGCACCTTTAAAAGAAATAAGCATGTTTAAGGGTGCGCCTTTTATGAAGAAATATCCACATGTTCTCTTTTTCCGTTATGACAAGTACAGCGCCATTGACTCTTTTTTTGATAATAAAGAAAAGATGGAGTGTTCGTTGCAGATCATTTCGGATCCGAAGGAGCTCTATCAGTTGTATGATTCGAATTATCATGTATTTGTGACCTATGGAAAGGATGAGAAGGAATATCATAAGGATGTCTATCAAGTAATCGCCAGTCGCATGGGTAAACGCTGGATTCACTATCAGGAGATTCCGTCTATTGAACAATTTGTGTCTTCTGTTAATCACTGTTATATTTCTCATGCACTATCCGATCGTACTGAGAGTAGACCTATTTTCTCTATTTTTACCACATGCTATCAATCCTATGATAAGATCACACGGGCGTATGAGAGTATTCTCACACAGAAACTTCGTGATTGGGAATGGGTCATTCTTGATGATTCACCTGATGACGCCCATTTTGCATTTTTGAAGAAGAAGTTTAGTGCAGAAAAGAGGGTTCGTCTCTATAAGCGCAGTTGTAATTCGGGTAACATTGGAAATGTGAAAAATGAGGCGGTGGGTCTCTGTAGAGGAAAATATGTCCTAGAAATGGATCACGATGATGAGATTCTACCCGATACACTTCTGGATGCTACTCGTGCATTTGAAGCAGATAAGGAAGTTGGATTCATCTATATGGATTTTATTAATGAGTATGAAAATGGAAAGAACTTCTGGTATGGTGATTTCATATGCAAGGGATATGGAGGATATTATCGTCAGAAATACCGAAATAAATGGGTGGATGTGTATATGACGCCAAATATCAATAACATTACTCTGAGCCATATTGTGTGTTTACCGAATCATCCACGCATTTGGAGAAGGGAGACGCTGCTACAGATCGGAAATTACTCTGAGTTTCTTCCCATTTGTGATGACCAGGAGGTAATTATGCGAACGGCGATCCAGACGAAGATTGTAAAAATTCCCAAATTTGCCTATGTTCAGTACATGAATGAAAATAATAATAATTTTAGCCTGATTCGTAATCGTGAGATCAATCGGTTGGGTCCGCAATTCATTGTACCAAAATTCTATAATATGTATCAAGTGCATGAGAAAATGAAAGAGAAAAATGCATATGAAGATGAGAAATACATTGATCATTCAAGTAAGTTATGGACAAGAGGAGAATACGAGCATAAGTATTGCAATCAACGAGTGCAGTACGACTATGACATACAGTATTGCATTATCGGATGTACTGCATTTATCAAGAACATGGCGCTTCTTCAAGAAGAATATAAGAATCCGCGAGTCGATTTCTTGTTATTGGATGGTACAGGAAAAACGGATGCACTATGCCACTTTCTGGATTCGGTACATTGTTCTCGGATGAAGTGTTATTCACTTCCCGATACATCCACAGACCAGTTAAAGAAGTATTTTCATGATTTGTATCGATGCTGTGAAAAGGTAGAGATCATAGAGTAGAGGATGAAGCTACGAGATGAAATTGATCTACAAACGGGTGATCTCATTCTGTTTCGAGGAACCAGTTGGATCTCCAAGATAGTGGAATACTTTGGAGTAAGTAAATACAGTCATGTAGGGATTGTTGTCAAGAATCCATGTTTTTTGAATCCTGAATTAGAAGATGGTCTCTATCTATTGGAATCTTCGTGGAATAATACACCTGATGTGGAAGATAAACAATACAAAATGGGGGTACAACTGCATTATTTGGAGGATATCTTAAAAGAGTATCCAAAGGGTTCAATTGATGTGCGTCATGTAAAATGTGAACGAACTGATACATTTTATCAAACATTGGCACAAGTTCATCAGGAGATCCACAATAAGCCTTATGACATAAATCCTTATGATTGGCTATGTGCTCGATATAATATTGCATGTCCGTTTCCTTCTGATGCGAAATATCAAACCAAGAAGTCCTTTTGGTGTTCTGCACTTGTATCTTATCTATTCTGTGAATTAGGATTACTGGATAAGGGTATTAACTGGTCGCTTATGGCACCGCGAGAGTTTAGTTCCGATGAGGGTACTCAACTTCACTTTCGATGTACGGTAGAGAAAGAGAAACTTCTGTATTAGCACAGTGTGAATATAAGGATAAAATATAAAGACATAGAAAAGAAGCATGACATCACCATTTGATGAAATGGCAAATGAAATTTTGCCAAATTTGTGGCTGGGAAATGCTCGTGCCTCGATGAGCGAACAATTTATTGCAGAGCAGGGGATTCAAGTCGTTTTTAATTGTACCAAAAATTTACCCTTCTCTCCGATGATTCCCATTAAATATCGCATTCCTGTGGATGATAATTTGGAAGAAGAGGAAATACGAAACATGGAGCTCTGGTCCAGTGAGATCGCATTTAAAATCATGGCAGAATACAAACATGGTCGACACATTTTGGTTCATTGTATGGCGGGCATGCAACGATCGGCAGCCTCCGTTGCATTTATGTTGATTGCACATTTGCACATGCGAGGGAGGGATGCTATGAAAATGATTAAGGAGAAGCGTAGCATTGCCTTCCATCCACGTGCCAATTTTGGACGATCCATTGAGTATTTTGATCAACATTTTCATGAGGAAATGTTACCTGAA